AGCAGTAGGCATTACTATTTTAAAATCTCCAGCAGTAGAAGTTTTATCACCACCAAAATCCAAAACAACAACGCTAGGATCGCCTGACGCAGTATCATTATAAATTAAAGCACCTCTAGCGGTAATAGTTGCCGTGCCAAACGTAAGGTCAGCAAAATCAGTAAACGCTGTAGTACCACCAATAGTAGGGGTCACATTGGTTAACGCACCACCACCTGCGCTATATCCAGTTCCAGATACTTCATTAGAAGCAGTATAAGCTGTAGTACCAGCATTGAAGGAAGCACTGTTGGTATATAAAGCCAACTTAAATGTATTTCCTGAACCGTTAGTAAAATTATGCGTAGCAGTCATCAGCTCTTTTTTAAAACTGGTACACATGTAGTTTCCTGAAAAAGCCATTAAAGCCTCCTTATCTGTTCAGCCAAAGAACTTTCTCCGGCATTTAGTAACACATTATATATAGTTGTTTTTTGACTATCCGCTGCTTGCCTCATGTAATGCAAAACAACTTGCTCTATTCCGCTCTTAAATGCCTCTGCCTGCTGACGCAGAACAGGATCAGCCGTGGTAGATATAGATATAATTTTATTAGCACAATCAACAGCAATTTCTTCTGGAGTAAATCCACGGTGACTTGTGGTCTCAACACCCACTTGCCCTATTTCTGATTTTATATTTGCTGTAAACATTAGACTCTTGGACTCCTGACTGCTCCAGCTCGGAAGCTATCTGTAGTATCGTAACCTTCACCAAGAGACTTTAACCTCATAGTCGCATCCTGATACTTAGAAAGATAAAAATCCATTTGAGGCCCATCACCTTTTAGAAAAGTATATCCTTCAACCAAGCAACTATATAGCAAAGCATTTTCTGCATTTGAACCCAGCCAGCTTGTACCGCTTGCGGCAGTAGTAATTGATTCAGGCTCATACATGTAATGAAGCTCTACTGGAAAATTAGCATTAGGAGTAGGCCCAACAATAAACCGATTATCATCAAATATGCTGTAATACTTAGGGACTCCTTGAGCAGCTTCATCGGGATACGCTTCTCGCATAAAGTTTACATCTTTAAATATTAAAAACTCATAACCATTGTTGTCAATAGAAAGCGAATATGATGCCAAGAATCCGTCCGGCATTGTAAGATAAGCATTACCTTGGCTTAATGTTCCTGTCTGATTTTTACGCAAGTCAGGTATCTGAACACCCCTAAGTATTCTTTGCTCTGCTTGAGTAATAATTAAAGGCAAATTATTTACAAAAGATGTCTCAGTAGACTCAAGATAATTTTGTATAGCTGTCTTTAGTGTTGTAAACGTAAATGCCATTATCCAAATCTCTTTGTTTTTTTGTTGATGGTTTTACAAACAATCATAATCAACTAGGCGTATTAACCTGCCCTCCCATACCTGAGTGATTGCCGCAGTAATAATAAAGAGTAGGTGCGCCAGAGGCTACAGTGATTTGTACATAGGCTCCTGCATTACCCGCCACCCCAGAAACAACAACTCCTACAGTGTACTCGCTCCCCCCACCCCAAGTACCATCGCTAGTAGTTGAAAAGCGAAGAGGATGACTGCTGTTTGTACCAGAAGACTGATCAAACCTGTATGTGTTACCTTCGGTAATACTTATAGTGGCTTGTTGAACACCGTCAATAAAATACTTGTTACCACCACCAGCGCTGGCAACAGTAATCGCAAATGTGTCAGATATAGCTGTAACAGAACCAATTGCAGAAGTAGAGCTAATACCAGTAACAGGTACATTAACGTCAACCTCTCCTGTTTCAACAGAGGTGTTTCCAAGATTAGTAGTGCCTACGACTCCAGTTACATTAACAACAGAGTCAGGTTGTATTATCTGTATTTGAACAAGACCAACATGTCCTGACATATCAAGACCAACAGTACGACTACCTAAAGCGGTATTGCCACCGCCAACAGGATCAAATGCAGAAAGCGCCCTGCTCTCATCAAATCCTAAGTCAGGTCTAGGATTACGAAGAGCTTGCGGATCATTCATCCTTATTCTGCCCAACTGTAACTGAGGCTGATCTTTATCAAGAACATCACGACCAACCAACATTCCGTTAGGTCTACCGTCTTCTATCTGAGGAACAAGGTCTCTTAATCTGTACCTAAAGCCAGTGCGGTCACAAAAACCAAAGGCTCTTTTGCCACTAGCGTAACCACTCATAAGTACTGATAGCCTCCCGGCACAACATATAAGGCAGCTTTTTCTCTATCCGCATCAGAGGCTAGTTCCCACTGCTCATCATAAACTTGCTTAAGCAAAGGCGCTCTCTCAGAAACCTCTGGTCTCTTTACACTAATTTGATAAGCCAAGCCAGAAACAAGACAAGGCAGCCACCTTGAAGGAACATCCATGTTATTAGACGAAGGTTTTCCCGAATCCTCTACTCTTTGCATAAAGTAATACACTAGTGTGTACGGCTCAGAAGCATCAGGAACAGGCCATAGGTTAATTGCTATCTCTGAAGGATCTTTTTCTATCCAGTACTGGAGAGGTCTTGCTTGAGTTAACTTATTAGTTAAATGAGAATACTGGCTTATTGATATTCTTTGCATCATAAGATCAGACTGACCAGAGGTATTACCAGCATCTGTTCTAATAAAGGCTTCTATAATATCTAATTGATCTGAAGTTAAGGGATAACGAGCTGTTCCCGGAGTCAAAGTAACGCTATCAGATTTTACAGTCCAGAGGTTTAAGCCTCTGTTCTGCCACTCAAGCATCATAAGGTCCAAGCTTCTTCTTGCAGTTCTATAATCATAACCGCTTCTAAGCTCTACACCAGCTCTTTCATAAGATTCTTCTATGATGTCAGCAATATCTAAATTAAAAGAGTACGTTCCGCTAGTAGCCATTATCTAATTAAACCTCTATTTAATTTACTATAAGCATTAAACATACTTTTTCTTTTGAGACTTTGGAGGGCTTTTCTTACTACCCCCAGACCCAGACCAAAAAAGCTTGTTTGCCCAAAACGCAGCACTGCTTGGGCCTTTAGCTATATTCTTTCCGTGTCTGCTTTTAAACGCTTTTCTTGCCTCAGAAGAATAGTTATGCCCCATCTTCTGATCACCAAATCTTATAATCTTTATTTTGCCGTCAACTCTAGTAGCAACAATTCCTTTCTTAGTAGGATGACTTGGTGTCTTTTTTGGTTTATTAAGACCCTCAAGTTTATACCTTTTAAGTTTTTCTTTTTCAGACTTAGACAAACTCATTTCTTTTTTACTGACTTACTTTTTGGTAATGACTTTTCTAGTATATCTGCTTGACCAGCATGTGACTTAGAAGCCTTTCTAAGGTCTTTAATCATTTTACGTTTTTGTGCATCAGTAAACGTACCCATTAACTTTTACCTCTAGCTTTTTTTTCCACCTTACTTTTTCTTTTGACAGAGGAAACCCTTCTAGGCTTACCCGCTGGCTGACCAAGTTTTTTCTTCTCAGCTACTTTCTTTTTCTTTTCTGCTGCACTCATTTCTCCTGATGTCTTAGGAGTCTTGCTAGATACCTTCTTCGTTGGCCTACAGTAAGGAGTGCCTCTCTTTTCATCTTTCTTTCTGCCGCAAGCTTTTCCTGTACGAACATCTTTCCATTCTTCTTTAAACCATCTCTTTAAGGAAGCGCCTTTCTCTGTCTTACGAACTGCCACTGGACTTATTCCCCCAATTAGCAGCTCCGACCTTACGACACTTCGCTATAGCGCCAGACGCATAAGCAGATGGAAACACTTTGTATCTTGCCTTAACCTTTCGGTAGCAAGCATCCTTAGTGCTTCCGCCATCTTTAAACTTAGCTACTGTTCCGCCGCCGTAATATCTTCTCATATTATCCGTAAGTCTTATTTAAAGTCATTACTATTGAGTAGGCATCACCGGACGCAGCGCCTGTGGTTGTGAATACGATGTCTCCAGTCTTACCCGAACCAGCGTTATTTGGTATTCCGCTGAACTCTCTGTAATCTAAATCATCTGAATAATTCTCAGGAAGATAAGCAATTAAAGTATTTGTTGTTGCATCAAATTCTATTTTAACGTCCATCTTATAAGTGACAAATTGTATTCTAGAAACAACAACTGCGGTACACGCTTTCCCTGTTAGGGGATCTGCGTTAAGAGCAGATACATCAACCTTGACAACGCCAGATTCGCCATCGCCATCACTTACGTTTGTAAATTTCAAGATAGCAACCTTGGCTCCATCCTGAATAATTTGACTGGTAACTAAGTCAGCCATTTGAATTCTCCTAAATAAAAGGCGAGTTACCTCGCCCTATATTCTACGAAAGGTTGTTGTTCTGAATATACATAACCGTAACTGTTGCAACGCCTGTTGTGCCGTCACCATTAGCTCCAGTAAAATCAGCTAAAACTTCTAGGTCAGTAGTTCCAACATTGGTCGCTTCTGTATCAAGCGTTCCGTGAGTTGTGGCGAGAGCTTTAGTATTTACACCATCTAAAAAAGCATTTGCGTCTGCCGCTGTTCCAACTGAAATAGTAGCAGCTCCGCCGTCATTTCCAACGGTAGTGACGTTTAAAATTACATCAACGATTTGAGAGTTGGCAGGTACTATTGCCATTCTCTGATTGAGTTGGCTTGCGCCTGTGATATTTGGTGCAGCGGATTGGGCCATCACAACAGAACCTACATTGGCTACATTAGTGCCAACAGTTGTGCCAGTGGTATCTCGAATGGTTCCAGTCTTAATAGGACCAGAAAAAGTGGTAGTAGCCATATGTTACTCCTGTCGGGGCTAGTGTCTGCTTTTGCAGTCAGGGTAAAAAACAGAGAGGGGCGAAGCCCCCCTCTGGAACATCTTACTTCTTACGAAGTACCGGGAGAACCGTAAATTCCCAGTGGATCAGATACGCCGAACGAGTAACGCTCACGCGCCTTATAGCGCACGTTACCAGTATCGAAGTCTCCATCCATTGAAGTTTCAAGCGAAGTACGCTCAAAGTGCTTCATGCCATTCGGCACATCGGTAATCAAGAAGAAAGCATTGCTGTCAGTCAAATAATGATTGACGCTATACCCTTCAGGAATAGAACCGTTGTTACGAAGTGCGTTGATGTCGTTATCGGCTGTACCGACTCGACCTTCTGTTTCCAGTAGGCGAGTAGCAACAAACATCAATGCAGGCGGAACAATCAAACGTCGAGGACGAGCAGCGATAAGAAGACCTCTCTCATCGGTATACGCAGCAATGTTAATTACAGCGTCTTCCAAAGAGACTTCATTCAAATCAGCAGCAGTTACTGGACGGTTGCTGTTAGTACCACCATTAACAAGTGGATGACCATTACCACCAGCAATACCATCGCCAGCAGCAGTGAACAAGTTTACGCCATCGCCAGATTGAAAGGCATTGGAGAAACCATTGTTAAGGGGGAAAGCAGATTTAACTTGCTTTGTGTAAGCCATGCCTCGCGCCAAAGCTTTTGTGTAACGAGCAGACAGAGAGTCATAGAGGTTATCCTCCATAGCTTCTTCTGTGATGCTGAAACCCATTGCTACGGTCTCGTGGTTATAACGGGCTGTGAAAGACTCTTGTGCAGAATCGTAAGATATTGCACTACCTTCAGCCTTTACAGGAGCCGCGCCAAAACCACTCAGCTTGACTTCCTCTTCAAACGAACGGTCAGATGATTCACTATCGTAAATCATTGTATGCTCGTCTTCGTACTTTTCATACTCTAAGCCAAACAGGGCATTAAGGCCCGGAAGTAGCTCTTTGAGCATTTGCGCTCTTGAAATAGCCATTCTCTAGCCTCCTTATGTGCCTGTGCCAGTATGCTGACGATACTGATGGTCACCAAAGTTAAAGAACACTAAGGCATCAGTAAACGCATCACCAACTGCACTGTCTGGGCCGTTAACAAATTCTACAATTCGCAAAGGAAGTGTAGCAGTTGTTGCGGCAGTTGAACTATCCAAAGCATTTTTGCTTCGGCCTATATCAGTTGAACCCGCAGTCTGTACAACCGCGACATTGTTACCAAGATCAGTTTGAGCTAAAGAAGCATCACCCTGCATCTTGAATACAGCGTCGGGATCGTCAATGACATAAGCAACAGCATCAGAAGCTACTGTTCCTGTGGGCCACATCTGAGAGAATGTCATCTGTTTAGTACCCGGATCTGTGTAAGCACAGCCCATGAATACACCAACAGGAGTTAATGTAGTAGTACCAGTGTCTTTTTCAACGACACCAGCAGCTACCATTTTTACAAAGTCGCCATAAAAGATGTTAGCAGCGTAGCCACTAGCAATCTTAATATGCCGCATTTTGCCGGAGAAAGAACCGCTGGCAGATAAAGTGCCAACTGGTTCCGCTCCCATAGGGGTTGCGGTTGCAGCCATTATTAATTACCTCAATGTTAGGCCGAACCTAATGGTATCAGCCTTTGCCAAATGAAGTCCTCGTAGTCCTATCAGGTTTCAATAGAGGCATACGGGGATCGTTTTCCCTCATAAAGCTATTGTCTACAGATTCCATCTGTTGAGCAGCCATTGTCTGGTAATACTCTTGTCGCTTGTCCATCTCTTCTTGAGGAGCTTTGCAAAGCAAAAGTCCACCAACTTCGATGTTACCAACGAAACGCGAGTTTAAATCAGACATGACTTGCATCTCTGGATGATCATCTGCCTTAACAGGAACCCAGCCCTCTCTCATTTTCTGAGAGACATTAGTGTTATCAGGTTGTCCCAGAACGCTGGTTCTTATCCATCGAAAAGCCCAGCCGTCTTTAGGTGCAGGAACAGGTAACACTGATGCTGGAGACCAACTATCAGAAGTTCTAGCTTCGGTTTGTCTGCTCTCGTTAGAGCGTGGTGTGCGCTGATTAGCCATTAATTACCCCTTCATGAGTTGTCTGGCGTATTGCTCGTTAGTGAG